GCGGGGCTTTCCCCCGGCGCGTCGTCCGGCGCCACCGTGCGGGCCGTGTCGGGCACGTTGCCCTCGATGCCGGAGCAGTCGGGCTCGCCGGCCACCGCGTCGCCCTCGTTCGGGTCGATGCCGATGGCGCGCAGCCCCTCGTCGGTGATGCGCGCCACGATCCAGGTGCCGTCGTCATCCTGACGCCAGCCCAGCCCGATATGCTCGCGCGGCGCGTTGATCTCGGTGAGCAGGTTGTTCTTGATCAGGCTGCGGAACACCGCGTTGCGGGCCGCGGCCGGCAGGGTCTTCGGCGCGCGCGCCAGCCCCATTTCGTGCTGCGCGGCGGCGCTGAGGATCACGCGCTGGCTGTCGGAAAGCTTGGTCATCGTGGTGGTCTCCGGTTGCGGGTGCCGGTCATCGGCCCCTACTGCCGGGAGCCCCGCCGGCGCTGCCGGTCGGGGCGGTGCGGGAGTGGTCCGCTTCAGGCTTCGTATTCGCCCCGGCGGAAATGCTGGTCCGCGATGTCCTTCAGCTTCGCCGTCGCATCCGAAAGCCAGGCCGCTTCACCCCAAAGCACCGTCTCGGGGTCAGCGCCGAAATGGTCCGCACTGGCCTGGGTGAGTTCCGCGAGGAGGGCGTCGAATTCGGCTTTCTTCGCGAGGAAGGCGGCCAGGCTGTTTTCCTGGTTGCGGGCGGCGCGGGCTTGGCGGTCGGTCATGCTGGTCTCCGTCGTGGTGCAGGGCGTGATGCTCTGCGTGTGACGGACCATTCGCGCTGTGCCGCGCGTGAGCCAAGCGCATCTCGCGCTCATCGAATTGCTAAGATCGGAGGGGTTCGATCACATCATGATCGCAGCCGCTTCCGATGCGCTGGTGCCCTCGCAGCGCGAGGTGGCGCGCCGGCTGGGCATCTCGCACACCGCACTGCAGAAGGCCGCGCAGGCTGGCCGCATCGCGCAGGAACCGGGCGGCGGCTGGGACGTCGAGAAGGTCCGCGCGCGGCTGGCCGCGAGCAGCGATCCGGCGCGCAAGACGGCGGCCATGGTGGCGCCAGTACCGGCACAGGCTTTGCCTCCACCGCCCCCGCCGCGATCGGCCTTCGTCGCCCCGCCCATGCCGGAGCCGCTGCCGACACCCTCTGCCGGCGGCAGCAGCTTTCACAACGCACGCACCGCCAACGAGATGCTCAAGGCGCAGGAGCGCAAGCTCCGGCTCGATGAGCGTCGCGGGCAGCTGGTCGAGAAGGCCCGCGCACTCATGCTTGTGCACCGGCTGGCCAAGGAGGAGCGCGATGCCATCCTCGCCTGGCCAGCCCGGATCGCCGCCGAGCTGGCGGCCGAACTCGGCGTCGACGCTCATCGGCTGCAGACGCTGATGGATGCCCGGCTGCGACAGCACCTGGCCGAGCGCAACGACGTCCGTGTGGCGATCGCATGATGACCGGCGAGCAGATCATCGCCGAGCTCGGCAACTTCGACGGCGCCGCCGAGATCCTGCAGGCCTGGCGCGATGGCATGGCGCCAGAGCCAGCGCTGCTGGTCTCGGACTGGGCCGACAAGCACCGCATGCTCGGCTCCCGCGGCAGCGCCGAGCCGGGACCATGGCGCACCAACCGCACGCCCTACCTGCGCGACGTGATGGATGCACTATCGCCGGCACATCCGGCCCGGCGCGTTGTCTTTATGAAGGGCGCGCAGGTCGGAGGTACGGAGTGCGGCAATAATTGGATTGGCTACGTCATCCACCATGCGCCTGGTCCGATGCTGGCGGTGCAGCCGACCACTGAACTCGCCAAGCGCTTCTCCGACCAGCGCATCGACCCGCTGGTGGAGGAGACGCCCGCCATCCGGCAGCGCGTCGCGCCGGCCCGATCGCGCGACAGCGGCAATCGCCAGCTCAGCAAGGAGTTCCCTGGCGGCCAGCTGGTGATGACCGGCGCCAACAGCGCGGTCGGCCTGCGCTCCATGTCGGCGCGCTTCCTGTTCCTGGACGAAGTGGACGCCTATCCCGGCGACGTCGAGGACGAGGGCGATCCCGTAGCGCTGGCCGAGGCCCGCGCCCGCACCTTCGGCTGGCGCCGCAAGACGCTGCTGGTCTCGACGCCGACCATCTCCGGCCTGTCGCGCATCGAGCGGGAATACCTCGCCAGCGACCAGCGTCGCTTCTTTCTGCCCTGCCCGCATTGCGCGGCGATGCAATGGCTGCGCTTCGAGCGGCTGGTCTGGGACAAGGGCGAGCCGGACAGTGCCCGCTATCTCTGCGAGGCCTGCGACGGCGCGATCGGCGAGCAGCACAAAACGGCGATGCTGGCCGGCGGCGAGTGGCGCCCCACCGCCATCCCGCAGGATCCGCACGCGATCGGCTTTCACATCTCGGCGCTCTACTCGCCGGTCGGCTGGTTCTCCTGGTCGCAGGCGGTGCGCGATTGGGAGGCAGCGCAGGGCGACGACCGCGCGATCAAAACCTTCAAGAACACGGTCCTGGGCGAGACCTGGCAGGAAAGCGGCGAGGCGCCGGACTGGCAGCGGCTCTATGACCGCCGCGAGGAATGGACGCCGGGCACGATTGCAACCGAGGGGCTGCTGCTGACGGCGGGTGTCGACGTCCAGCGCGACCGCCTCGAGGCCAGCATCTGGGCCTGGGCGCAGGATCGGCAGTCCTGGCTGATCGAGCATCGCATCCTGGTCGGCAATCCCTTCGAGGCGGCCGTCTGGGACGAGCTGCGCGGCCTGCTCGGCGAGACCTGGCGGCACGCCTCCGGCCATCGGCTCGGGCTCGCCATGACGGCGATCGACAGCGGCGACGGCATGACCACCGCCGAGGTCTATGCGTTCGTGCGACGGGCCGGTGCCGGCCGTGCCATTGCCGTGAAGGGCCAGGACGGGTTGCGGGCGGCGATTGGCCAGCCCTCGGCGACGGAGGTTCGGCGGAACGGCCGCAAGCTGGGTGGGCTGAAGGTCTGGCCGGTGGGGTCGTCCTTCCTCAAGGGCGAGACCTATGGCTGGCTGAAGCTGGAGCGGCCGACCGCAGAGAGCGGCGATCCGTTCCCGCCCGGCTTTGTCCACCTGCCGCTGCATGCGGCCGGCGAAGAATTCTGCCGCCAGCTCACCGCCGAGCAATTCGTCGCCCGCGCCGGCCGCAACGGCTTTCGCCGGCTGGAATGGGTCAAGACCAGGGAACGGAACGAGGCGCTGGACTGCCGGGTTTATGCCCGCGCCGCCGCGGCCGCGCTTGGCATGGATGGCTGGGGCGACGGGCGCTGGGCGCGGATGGCGGATGCGCTGTCGCTGCCGGCAGGCGAGATTCCCACCGGCGGGAATGTCGCTCCTCCATCGCAGCCGCAGGTCGCGACTGACACCCAACGCCCACGCGGCTGGCTCGCGCCCCGCAACGGCTGGCTTCGCTGAAGGAGGACGTGATGAACCCGACCGTCCTTTCCTGGGCGCTGGCGCAGCCTGCCGGCACCCGCGCCGCTGTGCTCGCTGCGGCCTTTACCGGCGGCACCACGCGCGTGACCTTCGACGGCCGCACCGTGGAGTACCGATCCCTGGACGAACTCGGCCGCGCGCTGTCCGTCCTCCACGCCGCCGAGAACGCCGCCGCGCGCCGCCCCAGCGTCACCTTCGCCAGCTTCTCCCGCGAGGGCAGCAGGTGATGGGCCGTCTCCGCGATGCCTGGCACGCGCTCCGTGGCTATGCCGCGGCGCAGGACAGCCGCGCCTCGAGCTGGGCGGCTTCGGGCGGCAGTGCCACCGCGGAGGTTGGCGCCGCGGCCCCCACCGTGGCGCGCCGCGCCCGCGATGCCGTCCGCAACGACCCCTACGCAGCGCGCATAGTCGACCTCTGGACAGGCAACGCGGTGGGCGCGGGCATCACCACCCGCTGGCCGGACAAGCCGCATGCCGAGGCATGGCGCCGCTGGTCCGACAGCACCGCGTGTGACGCCGAGGGCCGGCTCGATCTCTATGGCCTCCAGGCGCTGGTGATGCGCGCCGTCGTCGAGAGTGGCGAATGCTTCGTGCGCCTGCTGCCGGCCGACATCACATCCGCCAATCCGATCGGCCTGCGGCTGCAGGTGCTGGAGAGCGACCACCTCGACGCGGCACGGCAGGGGGTCATCGAGGGCATCCCCACGTTGCAGGGCATCGGGCTGGGCGAGGCCGGCGAACCGGTCGGCTATTGGCTGCATCGCGTGCATCCCGGCGCGTCCTGGGTCCTACCGGGCGGCGCCACCTGGTTGAGCAGCCAGCGGGTCCCCGCTCGCGACGTGCTGCACATCTATCGCAAGCGCCGGCCCGGCCAGCTGCGCGACGTCTCGTGGCTCGCCCCCGTCCTCACGCGCCTGCGCGATCTCGGCGACTACGAGGCCGCCCTGCTCATGAAGGCCAAGATCGAGGCCTGCCTGGCTGCCGTCGTCTCGGAGGATGGCGACGAGGCCATGACCGGCCCGGCATCCGGCCTGCTCCGCGATGCGCAGGGCCGGACGGTCGAGAGCTTCGAGCCGGGGATGATCCTGTATCGCCGCGGCATGGGCAGCGTGGAGGTGGTGAATCCCTCCGGTGGTGGATCGCACGCGGCCTTCGCACGGCGCGCGCTCGAGGCGTCGGCCGTCGGTGCCGGCCTGACCTATGACCAGGTGGCCGGCGATCTGAGCCAGGCCAACTACTCGTCGCTCCGCGCCGGCAAGATCGAGTTCCGCCGGCTGTGCGAGCAGGTCCAGTACGGCATGCTGATCCCGATGCTGGTGCGGCCCATCGCGGATCGCTTCCACGCCCAGGGCGCGCTACTCGGGCTGTGGGATGCCGAGATCCCGGCGGACATGTCCCACGTCCCGCCCGCGCACGAGATGATCGACCCGCTCAAGGACACCACCGCCCTCATCGCGCAGGTCCGCGCCGGCTTCGTGCCGCAGCCTGAGGCGGTGGGCGCCTTCGGCTACGACTTCCGCCAGGTCGTCGAGATGATCCGCGAGGCCAATGCCCTGCTCGACGAGGCGGGCCTCTCGCTCGACACGGATCCACGCCGCGTCGCGAAGTCCGGCGCCGCGCAGGACGCCGCACAGCTCGCCGCCATCGAAATCGCCGCTACAGGCGCTGCTTCGCCGCGTGCGGACGCGGGCGCTGCCCCCAATCCAGGAGCATCCCCATGATCGCAGGCGCCTACGACTGGACCGACGACATGCTCAAGATCAAGAGCATGCAGAAGAAGTTCCGCGACAGCTTCAACGGCACCGAGATCAACCCGGCGCGGTGGGAGATCGCGGCCACCGGCGGCGGCATCACCCACACCGTCGCCGACGGCGCGGTGACCATCTCCACCGGCACCACGCTCGACGATGAGCTGACGCTCACCAGCCGCACCACCTTCACCATCCCGCTCCGGGTCATGGTGGCGGTGAACATGAGCCAGCGCATCGTCGGCCAGTCGGTGTGGCTCGAGCTCGTCAGCATCGATCCCACCACCGCCCAGCCGGACGGACGCAGCGCGGCGGCCTGGCGGCTGGATGGCGCCAGCCCGACGCTCGCC